ATATCAGATCTATCAAAAACAGGATTTAAGGCTTGAACGGAGGTAGGTTTACCTAGACCTGTTAATGCCATCAAGGGACCTGCACTCTTAAGAACTGACTCAGCAGCTGAGATAACGCCTGGAATAACTTCTAAAACAGGTTTAATAGTCGAGACGGCCTCAGTAACTCCAGATAAAATTCCTTTAGTAGACTTTGATACCGATTCAGAAATAATAGATTGAGCTTGAACTTTATCTCTCTTAAGATTCAAGTATTTGGCCTTTCTATTCTTTTTCTTTTCTAAGCGCTCAGCCAATGCTGGATAAGCATAACCTGGGGTGTAACCTGCAACTTCAGGATCAACGAATTGCGCAAAAACCGAAATAGAAACATTAGTAGGAGCGTCAGCCGAAACAGACTTCAAAGGATGTAAAATTTTACAACAAACAGTTCCCATTTCACCAAAACCTGTATCCATATGACACCACTGATAAGGACTAATCCACGGAATAGTAAATTCGATAGTTCCACTTTCTTGAGCAGAAATAAGAAGAGAATTACATTGCGATAACGTAAAAAGATCGGCCATTCTAAAACCATCGTGCTCTTCGGGATCAACCGGCTCGTAAGCAGGGAGCCAGCCAATAAGCAAAGCTCCGTAATTAAACCTAGAAGAATTCAGTCGAATGGATACTTTGACTCTTGATCTAATATACTTATACCATTTCAATTTGTCTGCTAAAAAAGCCTGAGTTCCGACGAGAGTTTCCGGGAAAGAAATCCTAAACACCTCGGTTGGATTGCTATCTGCAGCTAACCAGGTATATGTTCCAACAAGATATGACCTAGTCAAAGCTGCATTAGATCCACCAACTTCACCTGGGAGATAAGGATCTAAGACTTTAATAGTATCAATATTGTCTCTCATATGAGAGGAAGTCACTACAGCTGTTCCATCCGCATATGTAGTGACATGATCGAGTTTGGTAATTTCCCCATCAGCTACTCGATCAATAGCTAAAGAGGCTTTTTGACTTATAATATCATTAATGTTGCATGCAACTAGATAACACATCAATACATCTAGAGGGAGCTCAATAAGGGATAAGTAGCGAATCGCTAAATTTAATGTAAAATTATTTTCTTCCTTATTGAGAAATAGAAAATAAAATATCCAAATAAATAAAAAGTATTTGTTAGAGTAAATAACACTCTCGGAAAAGTTTAACGCCCGATCCGAACAGGCGTTGTTAACTAGATTTAACATTCTGGTTCGCTGGAAGACAAAACGTCCAGCTCGTTTAATGTAGGAACATTCCCAGTTATATCGAAATACTCACTTCTTAAATCTTGCATAACCTTGGAAAATGTAAGAGATGTCTTAGATCCAAAAATTCGTAAAAGCTCTTTATCATATTTCTTTTTATATTCTTCGAATTTAGGAAGTCCATATAGAGCCCATTCTCTAAGAGCGGCGTCACATAAAATTTCACACATTTCTTTTTCAGGAATAGAACTCTTAAGGCGCCAATAAACAATATCTTCTATTATTTCTTCTGGAAGAACAAAATACCAAGTATTAGAACGAAATAAGGGTCTTCTCGAAAGAATAATATACTCAGCGTTAGACATAGAACGATCTTTGTCTGCAGGAACCATGTCTCTACCAAAGACATGTTTAACAAATTTTCTTAGCTCGAGACAATCAACTGGCTCTATTAATCCGAAAAGACTATCATCTCCAAATGCATAAACTGCATTTTCATCAACAAACAAATCTAGATCATTGATATATTTAAGATAAACTTCAGGAGAGTGATTAGCATAATACTCTAGAATAGCAGTCATAGGTTGTATGATATCCTGCATCGAATTAATGAGTGTGGTGAAAAGAACACCAGACGGTAATTGAAACATTTGCTGAAAAAGCTTATCATAGATAAGAACGGTAGGAAATGCGGAATTAGTTCGAATCACATATCTCATTTTCTTTCTATGCATTATCTCCGAAGAAGACAAAGATTCATTCTGATCTAAAATTTCAGCCATATCATCTATAAGATCAAAAAATTTATTAATTTCAGGTGACATAGTAGTTCCGTCATTAAATTTGAAATCTTCAAACACTGCAAACTTGCCGCTCATTTTGGTGGCCAATTGTTTACCTCTAGGACCATTAAGGTTTATTCCAAGAATATTTAAAAAAGTATCGCCATTAGCTAAAATAATTTCACAAACAGTACCATAATACTCTCTTGCTAACTCAGATAGAACCAAAGTTGAGGCATAAAACCACCTAGGGTCTTTTTCAGGTAATCGAGTTTCATTTGATTTCATAGTTAGTTGAAACGGCATTAGGACGATTTCATCATTCATAGCTTTCGAAACTATGAACTCTCGTATTTTGAGATATTCTCCAGAGGCTTGATATCTTTCGTCCAACTCGAAATAGGCCCCTTTCCCTCTAATACGAGCATCACGCATACCGAAACCAGGAGATGTGTTTGCTTTCATAGCAGTAATATGATGTAACCAAATATTCCCTCCAATAGCATCATCTGTAGAAATTCTACCAGGAAGAGAAGACATCTTGGCACACTTCAAAGCTCTTTCTCGATACCAGGAATGTATCAAATTCCAAATGGGATGATGGTAAACCTTATTTTCCACGCTAACTTTAACCATAAATTTCCCGACAGGATCATGCGATAGAGTTTTCTTAATTCGAGGAGGAAATTTCTTCGGAACTTCGTCTGGAAATAATTTAGTCCTTAGCACTTGATCCGACAACGGAGGATAGTTATGAAGAGATCTCTCTATGATACTTCCTATAGGAGTGCTTGTTTGGACTACTTGATCTGAACTAAACTTTTCCCAATTAGCAATAGGTTCAATAGCAACTTCACGAATTACTGGATGATAAGAATACAATCTGCCTTGCGCCATAACTCCAAGAGAGTTTCCAATAAAGAGTCTTTCGACTCCAGCTTTAAGACATTCTTGTGTAATGATAGCGCAATATGATTTGTTTTGTCCCGAATCTCCAGCAACATGAATTCCAAAAAATTTCTGAGGACTTTTGGAATTATCAACACCGTAGACAGACCCACAGTCTCCAAGTTGCCCCATGGAATCATACTCGATTGAAAAACAAGTTAAAAATTTCTTTCCAACCCTTTCTGATTCAATAGGTGCAGTCTTCTCATTAAAACTTCCAAAAGGGGAGATAAAATGCGGTCTCCCCTTCGCTACTTTTTCGATAACACAAACGTTAGCCTCTGGTTTCATTCTAAAGACATTTGAAAGTATTCTTTGATCAATCTGATCTTGTGTCATAAAATACGGAATGATATTAGGAACAGGAGCTACGTATTTACCAAGATCAAGAAGAACTAAATCCTGCTCTGAATCCTCAATTTCTAATATTTCCATATTAATACAACTTAAAGGGATTTCAACTTTATTTTGGCCTCTTCTATAAGAGATGGACACCTCGCCATCTTTAAGTGGTACCAGAAAATCTTCATCAACAAATAAGCCAGCAATAAGATGCCTAAAAGTGACATAAATAGTGCCTCTTACTCCCAAAATAAAAGTACTAGATATATTCATTCCATCATTATAAGGAAAACGAACATCGAGACGTGCAAAGTTTAAACTCATTTTAATAGACTCATCTAAAGCTTGCTTATCACCAAGCTGTGCTTGAACTTTCTTTCCCTTAAGACGTCGTCTAGCAACAAAATTAACATTTGCTGTATCATAACGGGATTGTGCTTCTGTTACTACACAATCTTCTTCCTCATTCTTGACAGTATCATATAGAAGCTTGGATAAGGCTAAAACACTGAGCGCCCCAGCCACAACTCCAAATCCAACTAACCAATATGGAGAAAAATTCGAGAAATTTTCTAGAATATTAGAAAGATTTGATTTAACCATTGCTAGAGTAGAAACATCTTTAAGATAAACTATCAAATCACCATATGCTGTTTCTACAAGTTTGCGGCTTGATCTAGAATATATTTCAACCCTCCCTTCCAATTCATCGAGTTTAACATATTCTCTAAATTTGCTTCTAATGGACTCACCATCAATCTTATAGTTTGGGAGCTTAAAACTATCGAATATTCCAGAAATAGGATGGATAAACTCTTTAATATCCCATTTACTAAAAGGAAACAACCGCGATAATAATGCACGAATATGAGACAGTTGAACTTTCTCAAATCCCGATACAATATCTGGAAAAACAGTAGATTTAGTAGACTCAGTTTTAAGGGTCAAATCGGGAACAGGTAAAGATTCTTGATTCGAATATAAAAAATCTTTCGACGACTCCTTATTTTTCCCTTTGGCTGCCCAAGTTTGTTTCACTTTAGGTAATTCTACAAGATCTTGGTCTTTAGAGTCTTTAATTATCTTAGCAATCAACTCGTCAGTAAATTTGTTAGTAGAGTCAGTAATCATGTCATATTCACGATTACTCTCCTGAATGCGATTATAGATGTATTGAAGAAATTGCTCAGTCGTAAGATTTTTATGAACAAACTTATCCACGACAATTTGAGCAACTGAGGTATCCATTTTATAAGTTGCAACATCAACTAAGAAGTCTTCAAAAAAAAAATCTTCAGTGAGTGGCTTAAGCCACTTCCCAGTTTTAAAATCAAACTGTTCGGGATTTCTAGGCTTCAAAACAATCTTAGTAAGACGTCTTGCCAATGCCCCCGGAAACCACATTTTGAGCAAATCAGCTGGAGGCTCAGGATGGTTAGAAATAACATAAATCAATCTAGCTTTGAGAAATTTATGGCCTTTCTCTCCAAAAGCCATATTCAATGGTGTACTATTAGTAGATGCAGCAGCCAAAAGAAATGAAGAAAGTACTGAATTAAGTTGAGGATCATCAATAGAATAACCTTCATCATAAACAATAGTATTATGATCATCCTGAATTCCCTCAAAATATTCCGACATATTATCCTTTGTAAACATCAACACCTTACTCTTTCCAGTAAGTATCTTACTAGTAAAAGCAGCAGTATGCTTAACAAAAGTATTTTTTCCAACACCGGGAGGGGAAGATAACCAAAAAATAATAGGTGCTTTCTTAGATGATTCAATTGGTTTATGCTCTCGCACGCGGATAATAGTTTGCTTAAACGATTCATATTCTCGAATCCAGAGATTCAAAAGATGAGATTCAACTTTTTTAATACAATCAGTGACCCGATTGTAGAGAGGAAGAACTTCCTCATCATGGATACGAATTAAAGCCTCAGCCTCATCATCACTAAAGATATGAGATTGTGCTCTAGAGTTATCTTTAAATAATAAAAGAGAAGATTTAATATCGCTAATAAGATCTTTTGGAATATTATCAAACAAATATGATCCAGTTAATTTATAAAAGACTAAGTCAAACATTTCTTCAACAAAACCTTTAAAATTCTTTATAAAACCTGTCAAAGAGTTGAGCGCTCCAAATCGTGCTTGAATGCGCCTGGCACGCTCATCAGTGACTTCAGCATTATCAATGTTAAAAACAAAAGAAGAGGCATATCTAAGTAAACTTGTATAAATAAATTCGTCTCTTGGTAAATTTTGAGCTTGAACAACTCTAACATTGCTAAGATTAGTCATCTCAACATTTTTACTCCCCTCGTATTGTTCAAACAGAGAGTTAAAAATTTGAGATAACTTGGTAATAGTATCCTCAACATTGGACACTAATCCAAGACCGAGCTTAACGATATAAGACGAAATAAAAGTAAGCCTTGGTATACCGGATAAATAATAAGCACCAATAATAAACCCCAAAAAGTCGCAAATCCTACAAGTAACAACTTTCCAATCAAAACTCAGAATTTTAGATCTCGAATCATTAATAACTTGTTTAGCCAGACCAACCTTATCAACAACATCGATCCCTATATCTTTAATTTCTTTCTTAATATTGCAATTAATAGAATCTATTTTATTGGACAACGTGCTCTCAAAATTACTAATTAAATTTTTAAGTTTCTCTGACTTAAGAACATCATTAGTAATATATTGAAATATTCCTTGAGCCTCTACCTTTTGAGTAGAATATTCAAATCTTAGCATATGATCCAACATACGAATACAAGATTTATATTCTTTTTGAGTTAACCTTCGGTCTTCAGGACTCAAACCATATTGATAAACATCCCTGGCATCATAAAGAATACCGGTTAATTCTAATTTATCATAAACATCACAAGTCTTCTCTAAAACGAGCTGTTTTTCAATTCTAGGTATCAAAATTTTGGATTCAGGTTTGATACGCCCAGCTTTAGTCCGTTCACGCATTTTAGAAGTAAAATTCTTAAGTGCGGCTCGTGCTTTACTGGGTTCATATTTATTATAGGAATCGAGCGACTTTAATCTTCTATTAACCTCATCAATATTCTGGCTTATTTGTCTGATATCAGAGGAAAATAATTTCCAATGATTCCCAAAATAAGTCTGAAAATCTCTATCAGAAGGATTAAGTCGAACAAGATTCAATATATCTGAATATGTCGCATCATCTTCTAAAACAAGTTTGAACAAACGAACAAGTTCTTCCGTAAGTATATTCCCATTCAAGGTATGCATAAGAGCATTCCATTGAAGCGCCATAATAGCCCCAAAAGCATCTGAATTTTCAATATCGACAAAATCATCATACACCGCAATAGGCACATTGATGTCGTCATAATGCGGATGCGTTGAAAGTATTGCCTGTGCAATAGAGCTATTAAACTGACTTCTGCTTATATTCCAGTATGTCATTGCCACAAACTCGGCTAGGGTAGCATATATAGTAGATAAGAAAAGCTGTGGATTATCAGAGTTACGAAAATATATTAAAGAAAATCTGACTGATATATGAAGTCGAACAATAGGACTAATAACTGGGTGAACCCCAGGATGGTTACCTAGCAATTCAAAGAAAAGATTTATTACTTGAAATATATCATCATTATCCCAGAATATATTACCATTAATAACATGCATCAACTTGTTCCACATTTTACTAATAGCAAAATTCCAGCTAAAATTCTTTTTAAAAGAATTTGTAATAAAAACACAATATAAGATAAAAAAGATCAATATCGTCGATAAGCGCTTCCCTCTTTGGAGACCGTCAAGTATTCCTACCATGGCAAATTAAACTTTTAAAAACCACACTAACTTCAAGACGCTCAAAACAGTAGTTCAAGAGAATAAACAAAATGCCAGAGCAATAAAAAAGATAATTTATCAACTATATACCACTATTAATATTCAAGGGAATTAACCACTTTTTAGCGCTAATAGTATAAATAGCTTTACGAGCTCATCATCAAGAATTATTGATAACATTTGAAGTTTTACGAGAGAATTACTACAATATTCTCAAGTTTCGTTTCTCGAAACGAACAAAACTTTTTATAATTTAATTTTATAATTTAAATAATTTGAGTATAAAAAAAAGAATCTCTATTATAACAACACAAATTAATCAGAAAGATGCACAAAAACATCACTGTTTATGCACAAAAGTATGAGCAAAATGCATAATAAAATAGGAAGAAAAAGAAGAATATCACTATG